AGAATCACTCCATCATTCAGAAGCGCCGCGAGATGACTGGCAACGGTGGTCTATTACAACTCGTAGCAGTTGGAAAACAAGACGTTTTCTTGACGGGAAATCCTCAGATTACATGGTTTAAGTTTGTGTATCGTCGCCATACGAATTTTGCCGTTGAATCTGTTGAAATGTATTCAGACAATGAACCTGACTTTGGAAAAAAAATTAGTTGGCTGGTTCCTCGGAGTGGAGATTTACTCGGTCCTTGTATTTTAGAGATTACACTTCCCACACTCAATCTCTCCACTACGGATCAACCGGTAGCCTATGTAAATTCCATTGGCCATGCACTTATTCAAGAGATTACACTTACGATTGGCGAACAGGAGATTGATCGTCAGACTGGAGAATGGATGGAGATCTGGTCAAATCTTACTACGACTGAATCACAGAAGTTTGGTTTTTATGATATGATTGGCAAAGTCGATGGATTCTCTCAGCCAACACTGATTGGGCCCCTCAAACTCTATGTACCACTTCAATTCTGGTTTTGTAAGAATCCCGGCCTCTATCTTCCATTACTTGCCCTACAGTATCACCCTGTCCGGATTAATATTACATTTAGACCCCTTCAGCAATGCTTCTGGACACCGACAGTTGTTTCAGGCTGTACAGATGTAACAGTGAAGCCTGCTCATATCACAAATTGCTCAATGTGGGGTGATTTCGTCTACCTCGATGTTGATGAGCGCCGTCGCTTTGTAAGCACAGCACATGAATATCTAATCGAACAGATTCAGTATACATCACAAATTGCAATTCCTCCGAGTTCACAGTCCGTTCCTGTACCCATTGAATTCAATCATCCGATTCGTGAGTTTATCTGGGTGCTCCAGCGCCAACTCGTAATTGATAATAAGGAGTGGTTTAACTTCAGTAGTCTAAGTGTGAATGAAACAGGAGCCCGTACAGATATTCTCGCCAATGCTGTTTTACAACTCGACGGATTTGATCGCTTCCAAGTTCGTGATGCCACCTATTTCCGTCTAGTTCAACCATGGCAGCGCCATACAACCATTCCGTCAGATGATTATATCTACTGTTATAGTCTTGCACTCCGTCCTGAGGAACTTCAGCCGAGTGGTTCAATGAATGCAAGTCGCATTGATAGTATCGTTCTCCAAATCATGACGAATCAAGCGACTATTCCTGCCCTTGGAAACTGCACAGTCCGTGTGTATGCGAAGAACCACAATGTTCTGCGCGTAGTGGATGGATTCGGTGGTGTTCTCTTTACAATCTAAGGTATCCATAAAATTGAAACTACTATCTGTTATCATTCAATGGTATCAGATAATGGAACACGATTTAATTACACAGCAACGTGTGCAACGCCTAGGACGTAAATTGATTGAAGACTATGCATTTGAACGATGGAGAATTCCAAGAGCCAGTGAATCCTTTGAGAAAAACTTTGAATGGACTGAACCCGAGGTCATGTATGATGAATTTGAGGACCTTTGGCTTCTCTTTTGGAAATACGGATTTGCGCTACGAAACTTTGAACTCTATCCTCAATCAAATGGAACGTTTGTTCTGACAAACTTTAGTGAGTTTGGATTCCGAATGACATCGGGCCCAGTCTCGATTCGTCTACCCGACCCCAGTCAGATGCCTAGTGATTTCTTTGAAGCGGATTGCTTTCCATCTGATTTCTTGAGTCATCTCCGAGCCAAGGGATTTGAAGTGCCTACGGATTGTTTGCCTACCACAAAGACGGATACAGATTAGTAGGGATGTCGTTTCTAGGTTCATTTGACCATACATCCGCAAAAGCATGGGGTGGGTCACAAATCTCACCGACTCTCTTCACATGTATTACAATTCTATGTGGATTTTTTGCACTTGACCATATTCTTCTACGTTCACCGCGAACGGCTGCACTGAAAGTCTTTGTCAATCTATTTGGTTTCGGTTTCTGGTGGATCTATGATATTGTTCAGACCTTCGCAGAATGGGATTCTGTAAAGAAATACGGTCTATCAATGCCATTTATTGGACCCACTGGTCTTGGTGCGGGAATCTTTCATGGAACTGGATCTGCCGCACCTGATACTGCACCGAGTCCCATATTCTTTCTCCTCTATGTCGGATTTCTAAGTCTTCCGTTCGGCCTCAGTCATTTTGCAGCAGGTGATTTTATGGGTGGGCTTGCCATGTTTCTTTTCACAATAAGTGGTATTCTTACAGTCTTTTCATTATTATGGACAACATATTCAGCAATCTACCTGCTATATGATACAAAATCACTCTTTGTTGATGGAACACCTCGATTCTTCCCTGCTACAATCTACATGAACTCAACGGGTGCTGCTGGCAATGTAATGACGCCGAGCGCCTTTGAAAAGATGAAATCTGAGCAGAGTCTATTCAGCATTGTAACGGGACCGTTTGCACCTTTCTTAGGACCGATTAAGTCAGCCCTCGGCTTTGTTGTCGATACAAAGTGTGCCGTTGAAAAGGTGATTCCGCCTGTCGTCGATGCCGTACAGAAAACAATTCCACCAGCTGTAGCTGCGGTAACCAGTACAGCCGCACTTGTTGAGAAGGCTCCGCAACTTCTAAGCGCAACCGATTCAATCTCAGCATTTACTGACCCTGCTGCCCTACGAGCGGCAGCGGCGCAAAAGGGAGGCGCCCTTGGCGCTTTAGAAGTTGCTGGTAATCTGAGTTCCTATGTATTCTTTGGCACGGCGATTGTTGTTCTTGTAGGTGCCCTCACACTTACATGGGCGCGATTAACACCTTCAAATAAATCCTCAAAGGAAGAAAATACCAACGATGTCCCACCCGATGTACACAATGACACCCCTCCCGGATCATAAGTATTTTGAGGCCCTCATCGCCCGTGGAAAGGATGAGCGTATTAAGGTAATGCCAAAATACGTGATCGTCTATTTTACAGCAGAATGGTGTGGATACTGTCGTGATCTTGACCTCAAGAAGATTACTGACACCTTTCCCATGGTCACCTTCTTCAAGTGTGATATTGACCAGAATAAGTATACCCCTGGTTACTGCCAAGTCTCTAAAATTCCAACCTTTGTCGCAATCCAGGATACTGAATTCCTCGATAAAGTAACCAGTGCCGATACAGGAAAAGTGATGAGTTGGATTAACTCTATCTTTATTAAGTAAATGGCAACCCTCGACTATGCTATTGTGGGGGGCGGTATCTCAGGGCTCTATGTGGCCCGTGAACTGGCCAAGCGCCACACACATGCAAAGATCTCCGTGTTTGAAAAATACAGAGTTCTTGGGGGTCGAATCTTAACATTTCATGACAAACAATTTCAATGGGAGGAGGGAGCAGGTCGTATTCATTCAAGTCATATATTAACACGTGATCTTCTCAAAGAATATGGTCTTCATGAGATATCGATCTCAGATGAAACAGGCTGGATAAAAACCTATGGATCAGAGTTACTACCAAATCCATTTGAAGATAGTCTTCGTGCATGGTTACCCCAAGTACAGATGCTTCCTGAAGAAATTATTGGAACGCATACACTGTATGAAATACTTGAAGGTATCTTTGGAACTACAAAGGCCAAGGCCTTCATAGATCCTTTTCCGTATCGCGCAGAAGTCTATACATTGCGAGCCGATCTTGCGCTTCGCAGCTTCACTACTGAAATGGGAGCCAATCAGAAGTTCTCTATTTGTAAGGAGGGGCTCGATAGTCTAATAAATGCTTTAGCAAATGACTGTAGATCAAGAGGTGTTACTCTTCATACACATCATGCGCTGGAAAACCTCGCTCCTGAAATGGATGGCTCACTGACTCTTTGGTTTGCTACTGGAAGCCCTAGTCTACATGACTCACGAACAATTATTACTGTGCAGGCAAAAACTGTCATCTGTGCTCTTCATGCGGATGCTCTGAGAAAAATTCCAATCTTCAAACCTTTACCAGCACTCACTTATGTAAAGATGGAGCCACTTCATCGTATCTACGCAGTCTTTCCTCCTGGAAAA